TTAGGCGTCTGCCCATACTTCGCAGCGCGCATCAGGCCGCTGAAAGCCTGTCGTTCTCGGGGCTAGGTCGCGCTGCTCACCAAGCATGCACACGTCCACGGTCCCGAAGTTGCGCACGCCAAGAAATCGGCAGGCCTCTCCGGCCTGGTGATCTGCGCAGCATGTTGGGGTTCCATCGGGGCCACGGAATCGCTGCACTGAAATTGTTTTGTGTTCCATCATTTCCTCGTTCATCCACCAAGACGCCTAACCCAGCCACTCAAGCCGAGGCCGCACGGCGGCCCGGCTTACCGGCAACGTTCGGCCTTTGGCGGTACATCACGCAGCAAACAAGTCGGCAGACTTCGCCGTCACTGCGGCAAGGTTCGCCACAGCCTGCGCGTAATAGCTCGCCTTCAATTCGGCGCCGACGAATCGCCGGCCCATCTCCAGCGCCACATAGCCCTCGCTGCCAATGCCCATGAATGGCGACAACACAATGTCGCCCGGGTTCGTCCAAAGCATCACGCCGCGCCGGATAACGTCAAGCTGCAGCGGGCAGATGTGGCGCTCGTCGTCGTGCTCACGCGCACTGCGGAACTGCAGGGTGTCGCTGGGGTTGATGTCCATCCACACCGGGCTCGCCACCTTCTGCCACAAGTCCACAGGGAACTCGGCGCCGTGCGTCACTCGGTCTTCTTGCTCGCCTGGGGTGCGCACCGTGATGAGATAGTCGGGGATTCCCATCCTGCACATCGCAGAGTTCTCGCGCACGCTCTTGTGCAACAGGCCCAGCGCCTTGGTGCGCTGCATCGCCGTCACGGGGTCTTTCCAGATCGTCACCTTGGCATGGAAGATGAAGCCATGCCGCTGAAAGGCACGCAGCAGATCGCCGGGAAAGTCCTTCAACCCGATCACGCCGTCACGCTCTTTGCTGCTTGGCATGTCCATGCAGTGGAAGCTGATGTTCCGGCCCGGCTTCATCACGCGCCGCAGCTCGGCGATGAGAAAGTCCAGATGCGCGAAAAACTCTGCATCGTCGCGCACGTTGCCCATGTCGCGCGGGCTGTTGCTGTAGGTGTAGAGACTGGCGAACGGTGGCGAGAAGATCGAGTAACCGATGCTCGCGTCAGGCAGTCCCTTCAAGACTTCCACGCAGTCGCCGTGATACGCGGCGTAGCGGTCCGTCACGATCTGATCAATGCAATTCATGCTGCTACTTTCAAGAAGTCCGGCACGGTAACGCGCTGGCTTGCGTTGTGGAGATTGGTCTGCCGCGTGGTGCCAGTGACTTCCTGCATCACCGCATCGCGGGTTTCTTGGCTCAGGCTTTCGGCCATCTTGGTGGCGTCACGTTCCTTGCGCTTCAGGTTCGCCACCACAGCGCCCTCGGACGATGAAGCAAAGACATGCACATGCACATCGCGCCGCTGCCCGAAGCGCCAGCACCGACGCACGGCCTGGTAATAGGCCTCGAAACTGTCAGTCACGCCCACGAAGGCCATGCGCGCCGCGTGCTGCCAGTTCAAGCCAAATCCGCAGATGCTTGGCTTGCTCACCAGCACGCGGAACCGACCCGCCGCAAAGTCGGCCAGGCGTTGCTCCTTTACCTCCGTGCTGTCGGCGCCGGCAATCTGCACAGCGCCATTGATGGCCTTTGTCAGTGCATCGCCTTCGGCGTTGAGGTCGCACCAAACGACCCACGGCTCTGCCGCTTCATCGTTCACGATCGCTGCGCAGTCACGCACGCGGTCTGCCGTCGACATGCGGCGCGCGTCGCGGCGCTCGCTCAAGGTCTGCGCCTCGGCTGCGAACAGCATGCCGTTCAGCGGCATTTCAGTCTCGACGGTGTGCTCGTGCAGGTGCAGCGGCGGCAGCGCGTAGGCCGAGTCATCAAACCCAAGATCAGACGGCCGGCGCACCATCGCGCCCCACTGGCTCACCCACTGCCAGAAGATGTGCCGCGCGTGGCCCTTCAAGCGCCATACGCTCGTGTCTCCGCCGTCGTGCGTGAAGTACTCAGCCAGCATCTCGGCGCGCGTGCAGACGCCCAGGAACTCGGCATGCGTGCCTAGCTCTGTCCAGTCGTTCGGCGCTGGGGTGGCGGTCGCGCACAGCTTGAACGGCGTATCCCGAAACGCAGTCAGCAGCGTGCGCAGTGTCTTGGCGTCGTGGTGCTTGATGCAGCTCGACTCGTCAAGGACCACGGCGCCGAAGATCGAAGCATCAAACCGATGCAGGCGGTCATAGTTCGTGATGAGAATCCGCGCGCCTTCGCTCGGGTCATAGTCGCTGCCATCGCGGCAGTGCAGCACGCTCACGCCTATCTCGGCGCCTTCGGCCACCGTCTGCGGCGCCACGGCCAGCGGTGCAAGAATCAGCACAGCTCGGCCGGTATGCAGTCGCACGGCCTCAGCCCATGCCAGTTGCATGCGGCTCTTGCCGAGTCCGGTGTCTGCAAAGATCGCGGCGCGACCACGCTTGCACGCCCACGTCACCAGTGCGCGCTGATGATCGAACAGCCCGTGGTCTGGCATGTAGGCGCCATGCGGTATGCCGGTAGGCGGCACGCGCGAGAGTTTCTGTGTGATGTAGTGTTCGTAATTCATAGTCACGCTTCGGATACAGCCGAACTGGCGGATGCAGCCTACCGCCTACGGCGGCGGTTCAGCTCGAACGTTAGGCCCCAGTACGCAGCAGCCCAGCAAGCACTTCCAAGTCAGACGGACGAATCTCTCCGAGCCAGCCGCGTGCTTCGCGCTCCAGAATACTTGCGCACCGCTCGCGCTCATTGCGAACGGCCTGCTGGATCGCCGTCACTGCATCAGCAAGTTCCGCGCGTAGTTGCGCGATCTCTTCGGCAGCAGCCTCGGCTTCGTTGCCTAAGTTCCGCAGGCTTTGCAGCTCTCTGTCTGTCAGCATCATCTCGCTCCGGGCCCTTGTGGCCTAACAGTCATTCAACCGGACGCGCTGCGGCATTGCAGCGCTCCGGGTCCAGTGGCGCTGGCGCGCCGGTTACTTCCACGTTAGGCCGCAGCCACGCCAAAGTGCTCGTCGGCCGTTGCATGCACCCAGCGCGAGTGCCGTTCGCGGGTCACGCTGTCTGCGCCACGAGGCGCCACAAACAGCCACGGGCCACGCACGCCAGGCGCAAACGTCACGCGCTCTTGCTCGTTCTGCACGCGCCACGAACCATCCCAGCCCGGCATGGCTGCGGCGACTTCGCGTAAGCGGTTTTTGCCCTTCGCGCTTTTGCCGGTCAGCACAAGCAGCGGCCTAACATGGCGGTCAACTTGACCCGCCACGGCGCCTGCGTCGCGTGAGACTGGTTTGTCTGCGTTCATTGATTGGATTCCTCTGCAGCTGGGATTTCGTCGCCAAGTCCTTGCCCGCCAATGGAAACTTGCTTGACGGGTGCTTGATCGGCTGATGCGTGAAAGCTGCAAATGCGGCATTTCATGGCGGGCCTCGGCGGTGACCAAGGCCACAGAAATGGAGCGCAAGGCTGCATCGTCTCACCGTGCTGCGGGCACTTCATCTCGGCGCCCATACAGCCTTCATGCGGCGCCCCGGGGTCACGGGGTCGCCTCGACGAGCTCGGAGTCGCGCTTCCCGGCGGCCGGCGATGCCTTCAGCGCGGCCTCGCGCTCTTGATAGTGTTCGCGCAGCGTGGCCACGTCGGCCGGTAGCATCGTTGCCTTCTCTTGCGGCGTGATCAGCTCGCCGATCTCCTTCAGCGACTTCAGGCTCTCCGCAAGATCAATTCGCGCCTTGAATGTGCGCAGCTTCACCGCAGAGACTTCGCCGCGCTGCCGGTCCTCAGCTTGGATGTTCTCCGCGTCAGTCGCGGCGGTTTCGTCGCTCGTGACGACTTTCGCCTGCACACCGCCGAGGAGACCGAGCAGTGGTTTGCACAGCGTCTCGAATGTCGGCGCTGCAAAGGAGCGCCCCGATAGGACGCCCGTGCGGTCCTTCTCGGCGTAGGCCATGATCGTGGCGACCTCACCCGTGCGCTTCGGCTTGATGGCCTCCATGCGGATAAGGATGTGCGGCTCGTATGGCGTCTCCCCCTCGGCCTTCATCTTGACGCCGATGGCCTTCAGTTCGTCCGTCTCTTCGTTGGTGGCGTACTCAGTGCCCTGGCGGCCGCAGAAAATAACGTGCATCGGGCTTGACAGTAGGAGCGCCATCAAGTCCTTGTATGGCTTCTTGATCTTGCCCCAGGCGTGCATCGGGATTGATCCGACGCTAGTTTGCCTGCCGCTGTAGGCCGCGATGCACGCTTCCCAAAGGTGGGTCACGGAATCAATGACCAGTACGCCATGCTCTTCTGGGCGCAGGCTACGCACGGCCTGCAGTGCCTCGGTGATGCTCTTGGTATAGATGGCATCGAAGTCGAAGGCTTCTGGGTGCACGGCTCGTGTAGGCACCGCCTGGCAGTAGAAGTCTGTGCCGTGCTCAGTGTCCACATAGGCGACACGCTTGCCGCTGATCTTGCCCAAGCCTTCGGCGATGAGCAGTGATGTGAAAGTCTTCCCAGACCCTGGTGGGCCGTAGATGCCCATCTTGATTGCCGCCTGCTGTGCGGCTGCTTTGCGAAAACCGGCCATAGCAATCTCCTAGGATGTAGCTAG